AAATCACCCCAATACTCATATATAGTGTTTGTAACTGGATTATACGCATCGGTCTTAACCTTTGTATCGCCTATATATAAAAGTTTCTGGCGATATTCTCCGGGGATATTTAACGAATCTAACCATTCAGTTTCTTCTTTCGATGTCGATGATACACATTTCGGGCACCCCTGGCCACTAAGATGGGCTGATGGCATTTGCATAAATTTGCCATGAGTGTGGCATATTATTTTTATTTTTGCATTACTTCTGTATTCTGTGTCTAAATATTCATATTCGTATTTATTGTTATGAATTTGTCGTGCTGCTCGAATAAATTCTTCTTCTGACCTTTTCTTATTTCCGCTACAATCAGCACAACCACTGCCGTTAAGGTGACTGGCGGGCGTTTGCATAAATTTTCCGTGCTCTGGACAAATAATAATTATCTTAGTTTCGAGATTAGCATATTTGCTCAAAGAATAATCATAACGGTGATTATGAATTCTTTTCGCTTTCGTGGCAAATTCTGTAGTCGTATAGCTCAGCACACTTGCTGTTCTTTCGTTAGCGCATACAGGGCAACCGCATTCATTTAGATGAGAGGTAGGTCGTTGGCAGAATTCGCCGTGTGTCGGGCAATTTATGATAACCGGTGTATGTGCTCCACGATATATAACACGTGAATAATCATATGTATCTATTCCGTGAATTTTATTAGCATCTGTAATAAAGGTTTCCGTAGTCTTTCGGTGTTTGGCTGACCTAGAGTTATTAGCACATGCTGGACAACCACTCCCGCATAAGTGATCAGTAGCAGTCTGCAGAAATTCTCCATGCTCAACACAACGAATTAAGATTTTTTCACGAGCTGTGATATATTCTGAATTCGAATAATCGTATCTATCATTGTGAATTCTGTTTGCTTTTTCAATATACGCAGATGTTTTTGGCGATAAATACATTGCTGGTGCTCCTATAAAGCGTTAGAGTAGTTAGGGATTGCCGTCCCGTGAACTACACTTATTTATCATTATGTTCGAACTATTAGCTTTTTCAGTATACCCGGATCCATCACCTGTGTAGATGGAATATATCGAAATTTTAACCACATGATATTGGCACTAAATGTCCATGCCTGTGTGCCTGTATATCCAATAAATTCAATATCTTGCGACATCGACGTAGGATAAATCTTAAACCATCTTAACTCATTCAAGTACGGGTCTGGCGATTCTTCAAGTGTACCCCATATCTCGAGCCTGAGAGTTGCATTTTCTGTATAAGTCGAGAATGAATGGACAGAGTTGATATGGTTTAAAACGCGGCCGCCGGGAATACGCCCCGTATAGAAAGACGGAATAAGTGGTCCAACCGGGGGAACATTAAGATCAGGTGTCCAATCTTTCGGTTCTAATGTTATGCTCTTTAATGGCGCCTTAAATGCCTGTTCTGTAATTTCGATTTCCATTTCGACGTTATCATTCATATCACTATACAGCGGCTTTTCTACATAATAATCTGGGACGCCGACTATAAAATCTTCTGTGCGAATCAACACCATTGTATAAACGCCGGGCGCAATAACTGCTATATCTCCACCATCTAATTCTAACGTAATAATACCCTTAGCTGGGCCAAGCCTGCAAAGTTTTTCTAATACAACTGTTCTATTATCGGGATTCATAATACGTGCATAAACCTGCTGCCCGCATGCTATATCGAACGGTACCCGGTCGGGGCCTAATGCTCTAAAGATAACTTTATTATCAATCCCTTTATGGACTTTGATTGGATTTTTTGACATGGGGCCGTTGTCTCCTCTGCATGGACAGAAAGTATCGCCTACTGCCAGTAATTGGCGCACGTGATCGTAAATATATATTTTGTTGAATGTTATATCGCTCATATTCTATATTTATCATATACAACACCAAAAATAAATTCATGCCTGCAAAAAATTATATAAATATGTTATATGATAGATCTCGACACCATAAAAGAAAAATTTCCGTTTTTAAGCGGAATACGCAGTCAGTCAGTTGAATACATAGGTATTATTCAAAATTCTGATGACAAAATTATCAGTTTCTATGATTACGAATCTATTCGTACACCGGAAGAAAAGAAATTGTTTTTAACATTAGGTGAAACCTGGTGGTGGGAGAGTAATCGTATATTGCCGATTAACATATTCTTACAGGGGCAAATGCAAGATTTTCGTTACTGCATGAAAACTATAGTAAACAAGGACGTAGACTTAATGTTCGGGTCTATGACAAGCCTGAATAATATTATGCGTAAAAGAATTAAGAAACGGCAGATACAGCTAATTAAACGTACAAGTTAATTACAAACAAGGTATTCTACTAGCATATAAGGCTAGTGCAGAATACGATAAATACGTAAATGAACACTACAATCAATTATGTCGTTTCCTAATAGTAAGTTTAAAGCACCTAACGTATTTATTAGCGTAGTTGACGACACCGGCTCTGCGGTGATCAGAGGTGCACTATCTGCCCCGGTAGTAATCACTAACAATCCGATACAACCAGTAATATCGGGTATATTTACTAGCAATACTCCGACAAATGTACCACTTGTTCTTGACCAGGTAGCTAACCCGCTTCCGACAAATGTCTTCTATAGCAATACTCCGACAAATGTACCACTTGTTCTTGGCGATCTCGGTAATGTCTTCTATAGCAATACTCCGACAAATGTACCACTTGTTCTTGGCGATCTCGGTAATGTCTT